CTGTATTAAAATGATCGTCAGCTTGACTGCTTTGTCCGGGGCCGATTGTTATGTCTGGTAGGTTGGATGTACAAAGGGCTAAGAAGCCGGATGGTGGGGCGTACTTAAAGTCTCCTATGCCTTGAGAATCTGAATTGCCCCCAGCGGTGATTTGACCAGAAAACGTACTGTCTTGACCAAAATTAGCATGATGTCCGTCATTACTTGATGAGCCGCCAGTCTTAGACACCATCATGACATAAGTGCCTGATATACCAGTGAAGGCTGCGTTAGTCGTAGTGCCAGCCGCTATTTCTGATGCTGTTGCAGAATTTTGCCAAGTGCCATTTTTACTAAACCAGATCGCACCATTATCCGCATCAAATGCGACACCTACGATATCACCGTCAGAACCAAAAGCGTCACCGTATGACCCCTGACTCCCGCCATTATATTTATTGCCATCACCACCATAATATAAATAGCAATCTGAATTATTATATGGAATGGTGCTTAGATTTGTATTTTCTTTAGCGATACCAATTAACCTTACCATAGAACCAGACTGTGCGCTTTGGTTTCTGGCCTCCCAATACCATTTTCCTGACGACACGGCGAATGTTGAGTTTTGTGTGCCGTTGTTACCAGCAGTCAAAGCGCGAAGAGCGCCTTCTGTTGGCGCATTGTAATTGTATTTATCTAATGGGTTCCAAGTAGCAAAGTTATTAGTCGGGCTATCTGGCACGACATCACTGGTGGCTAGGTTGTTTGCAGTAAAGTCATTGGTATTGCCTGATGTATCGCTAAAAAAATTAAAACTTGCAAATGGTGAAAGATCACTTGAAAAATGACTAGAACCAGTAACAGTCCCAGTTACATTGTTTGAACTTGCGTCTTGAGTAAATGTAGATGTTGTCAAAGCCAAAAGTTTGGTGTTAGTGACATTGGTAAGCGTAGCTGTTGGCACAGTAAGTGATGCGGCATCAGAATAAACAGCAGACCCAACAACTAAACGAACATTGCTTATGTGACCGTCAAAAGAATAAAGAGATCCAGAATAAGATGAGTCATTGCCTGCAATATTAATGTCAAATTGATTATTATCCCAAGCCTGTGTGTTTGATGTTAATGTATTATCTTTTTGAGTACCGTCTATAAAAAATCTTAGATTTCCTGAGTTTCTATTAATAGCAATATGGTGCCACTGACCCGCAACAATATCTCCTGATGTATAATCAAATTGGTAACCCGCACCATTCCCTGTGTAAAAATAAAATTGATTGTTTACTGGGCTAAACTGCAAACACATATACGGACCACTCGGACCAGCATAATGACCAAGCAAAAGACAGTAATTACTCATTATTGTCGATGTCGGTCGAATAAAAGCCTCTAAAGTAAAATCATCACCCGAGCCAATATCGTAGTGACTTGAATTTGTAAATGTTACTTGTGAAGGACTAGACCTGTTAAAGAAAAAAGATGAACCAGACGATGTGTCTTGTCCAAAGGGCAGATAAAAACCATTAGTTCCGTAAGACCCAGAATATTCTTTCGGTATCCACACCCCGTCTTTCGTTTCACCAAATTCTGTGTGAGCAACAATACTTCCATCAATAACGTGAAGTTCAGCCATATACCCATCCATGTCATGGGCTGCATTGTCAGTATTTCTGCCAATATTACTTGTTAGGCCATTTCTTAGAAAATAAGTATCTGTGTTTTGCGGTGTATATGACGATGCATTATTGGTTAATTGTACACCATTTAAATAAACTTTATTTCTATCCGAAGCTGTTGATAGCGTTGAATCTCCTTGATAAACCAGATGATACCAAGCTGAAGGGTCGCGTATCAGAGCATTATTGAAAAATCCATCATAACCAGTATCAAAAAGATTTGCGTAAATCTTACTACTGTTCAATTTTATTTCGCCGCCGCCACCATTTCTAGCGTGAAGAAATATCATCCTAGTTGTTGAGACTGTGCTTATCTTGAACCAAAAACTAGCGGTGATTTTGTTTGTGTTTGTTTGTGCTGTAGAGAACGTCTTATTAAGATAATCATTACCTGCATTATCAAAACGCAAAGACTGATCAATGGTGTAACTATAAAACGAACCTAACGCACCGCCCGGAGAACCAGAGCCGCCGAGTCCACCGCCATTTGATTTAATTAGACTCATTAGGTCAAAGCTCCAGAAACTGTAATCAATACTTCATTGTTGCCTGTGCCTATGCAGTAATAAGACAATTGATACACACCAGCAGTAGCTATCGCAGTTAGAGCTGTGGCGTTTATAGCCACTTCAGCACCAACTGTAATCGTCTGACCGTTAGCATTGCTCAAATGAATGTTGCCTGATTGACCAACAGTCTCATTAGCAAAAGACAATAAACATCCGTCACTTTGCACAGTAATAGAAAAATCATTGCTCTCTGCCATATCGCACTCAGCCGTGTCTGGACTAGCTCCTGTGCCTAAACTAACAGTCGTTATTGTGCCTACCGCTCTTCCTGCAACAGTTACATCATTGTTAATAGCTAGAGAGACGTTATCTTCCACAGTCATAACGGCAGTGCCATCTCGTTGTTGGAAGATAATGTCTTTAGCGTCTACAACAGGCTTAATTACAACATCACTGGATGAGTTAGTGATGTTCAGTATCTCTGTTCCACCCGCTAAAAACTTAAAGTCGTTGCCAGCAGCGTCAAGTTGAATATCACCAGCAGTGTCTATAATTAAGTCACCCGTGTCGTTGACGATGTAAGAGTTAGTGCCGCCATGATAAAGGTTTAGATCCTCACCCGCACCTAGTGTCAAACGACCTACCGCGCTGTCACCTGTCAGGTCATCTGCGTCTGCATCCTGACCAATAGCAAGCTGACCGTGTGTTGCATTTAAATTAGTCAAAGCGTTTACAACTTTTGCACCACTGCCAGCACCGTCAAGATATACCATAGCCACTTGACCATTAGGTATAGTTACAGTTGCGCCTGAACCTTGTTTAATAATGATGTTGTACGGTCCACTAGAGCCACTGTCCGTTGTAGCGTTCTCAATAATGTGAACTCGACTAATCGTGTTAGGATCGATGGTAATGGTGCAGTCAGAATCTAAGGCACCAGTATATTTAATATACATAGATCTAGCTGGGTCAGTTGATCCATCAGCTATTGTACTTGTATGAGTATTAGCATTAGTGGATATGGCTTCTGTGCCAAATCCAAGTGCCTCGCCAATAAGCTCAAGATTAGTGTTGGTTGTAGTTCCCCAAGTACCAGAACCATCGCCAGTACCTAGCTCATTAAGTCTTAAATCATTTACATAGGTGCTTGCCATTTTTCTGTCTTCCTTACGCTGCTATGTTCGTCCAGTTTGGTGTTTGTGAAGGAACGATAGGTCTGTAAAGTCTTTCGTCTCCAACTGAACCTCTTGCTGATACTCCTGTCACAGAAAATCCTAAAGATTGAATAGGTGCGCTTGTCCCTGTGCCTGCTGATGCTGTAGCTGATACCCCGGTTACAGCGAAAGATATAATTCCTAAAGGTGTTACAGTTCCTGCCGCTGATGTGCCAGCATTTCCCGTTACAGCAAAAGTCGCTCCTGCTAATGCCGTTACTGTTCCAACGGCCCCTGTAGCTGAAACCCCAGTTACCGGAACAGTTTGTACGCCTTGCGCCACGATAGAGCCTAAAGCAGTAGTTCCAGCAACCCCAGTTGGAGAAACAGGGAGTGGTTGTCCCCAAGCGCCTTCGCCCCAGCCGCCTCTTCCCCATCCTTGTAACGACATAGGCTACCTCATTAGGCTATTCGTATAATCGCGTTACTCGCATCTGCTGTAGGGAACTGAATAGTAAAAGTTCCTGAAGTAGATGTTTTGTTAGAACTAAAGTCTAAGACAGCTACAGCTTTATTGCTGTTTGTGCTGTTGTAAATCAATGCACCCATTGCAGTGATTGTCGCTGTAGTAAAACTAAGATCAGCAAAATCTGTAAGAGCCGTTGTACCAGAAGTGGTTGGAGCAACTTTGGTAAGTGTGCCACCGCCTGTTGCATATGTGCCGCTAGAAGCAACCTCGCCTGTAGTGGTGAATGCTGTGGTTGTGGCTCCTAAAGTAGCCGTGGTGCTAGACTTTCCACCACTGCTCTCTGCATACAAAGCAAGCTTAAAAGCGTTACCGTTCGTTGCAAAATTGTGCGTACCCAACATCAATTCTTGTTTGAATGCGGTACACATTGCTTGTGCTATTGCCATTATAGTCTCCCTATAGCGTCAGCTAGTTGATGTTGACCCGCCTCACGGACCCTGGCGCAAATACTAGCACGTTCTTCTTTTCTCGCCAACTCTATATAATGTTGTGCCAAATTCCTGACCCTGTCTTGAAAAGCTTCAGCTTGCAGTCGTATTGGCTCTGGTGCCTCGTTTGATATGTATATTAGTTTAGTAGCTAACATGTCCGCGATTTGATCATTCGATAGTCCACCGTTGTCAGATGATACAACGCTGACGGATCCCACCGATCCAACATTAAGGTCAAACATGGTCGTGTCTCCCAAAGATAATAGGTTCACTCTCAACAGGTTCAGGTGGATCGATACTGGATTGTTTGGTTATTAGAAGACTTCCATCCTTAACCGTCTGAACCAAGGGATCCTCTAATCTATGATATCCATATAACTTTTCATTGTCGGGAACATTGGTGTCTAAGAGTCCCGATCGGTGTGCAACCTCAATCTTGATACCTTTGGATATCGCTGTAGCACACCAAAACTCTACACAAGCTCTGCCTGACTCCGCCATATTTACATTTTTGTATGTGAAGTCTATGCCATACAGACAGATCTTTTGAGCCTTCTTCCATATCGCATAGGCTATGGCATAAGCCACTGTGTTGTTAAAGTAACAAACTCCTGTGTCCTTAACTACCTCTTCTAAGGGATATAGCTCGATCGCAGGAAAGTCTGCATGCTGAATACAAGAATAAATTGGCGCTGTATTCTTAGCAAGAAACTCTCGTGCCACCCCTGTTTGTGACCCAGCATTTTCTGTATGTATAAATCTAGTCACAGGATCCATCATAAATGTCCTGTCAACGTGTATAATAGCGCCTATACAATTTATTCCCCAGACCTCGTCAAACTCTTGTGACGCAACTCTAGCTGAAATGTAATCTGAATAGCTGCCCCCTAACCCCACTATTGCAATCTTCATGTTCTAGCCCTGTCTGGTAACCCCCTTCTATACGCATCTGTATTTTCACGAGCCTCTGCGTAGTCTTTCAACCTAGACAACGCTTCCAAAAACCTTTCGCTATACAGCTTCATGATGTCTGGCTCCCCCTTCATGTATATGTAAGCCTCTATAAGACTGCCAAATAGTATAGCGTTTGGAGCGTTCTCACTAATCCATGTTGTTGTAGTGTCATCAGAGGTGGATACAACCACTCCTGTCGCACCACTCGTGCCGCCTGTAACTGTTTCACCCACCGTAAACGTGCCAGTAGGAATAGTAACAACAAACTGTGTTGCCGAAGTTATTGAGTTTATTGTTGTGCTTTCTCCACTCGTACCACCTGTAATTGTTTCATTAGAAACAAACACACCTGTTACGTTGTTTACTGTGAGAGTAAACTTACTGCTCGTAAGACTTGCTGGACGATAATAATAGTGTAGCTCCGTTACATAATTGTCATTTGGAGTCGGAGCTAGTAAAAAGTTTTGAAAGTCATATTTAGCATAATATAAGGGTATGCCTGTAGTAGCTGAATTCGGCGTGTATTCCTGAAGGTAGTTAACATCTTTTTGCTGTAAAAACTGTTTAGAACTAGAAACCTCTATAGACATAGAAAACGTAGCTAAATAGTCAGACGGAACGGCCAAAAACTGATTGCCGGAAGTCATGGCTCCACTTACGTTTTTTCTAAAAAGCTCAAGATCTACGCTGGTAAATATACGCTCTTCAGCGCTTTCTACAAATCTGTCCAGGTTAGAGATAAAACTTGTTTCGTTATTATCTGTGTAATCCTGTATGGCGTTCTTGAGTTGTGTGTATGTATAGCTCATGGTGTGTTCGCCGTTCCGCCCATAGCACTATGATTTGTACAGTAGTAGTACAGTGTCGGTGCGCCAGTGGCTACTGTTATTTGAGTGTACGCCCCAGAGGAACCCGGTGTTCCATTAGTTAAAACTCCAGTGGTATATTCAGAACCTCCACCATGAGTGCCATTAGAAGTTGTAGAGAATCTTAGAGGATGACCTGAATTACTACTATCTGACTGATCAAATCTATAAGTGTTACCTTCACTCAGAGTTACGGTAGCTTGCTGAGATCCATCAATAGCGTACTTATTACCTGAATAAGTACTGACAACAGTTACAGCAAATGTTTGAGTTATCGTGAGTCCGGTTCCTAGAACCGTAACAGTTCCTATAGAACCTGTAGCACTTACACCTGTGGTTGTTGAAGTAGTAGGAGTTATAACCGTGCCACCAAAAGTTACAGTGCCAACACTGCCTCTTGCCAGTGGAATTTCTTCAAAGACTAAAGTATCTAAATTAAAAGTGGGTAACTTTACTGTTGTAGGAATCTTATCATTTCTGGGTCTTGGCTCAAACAAAGCCTCTGGATCTGCCCCTGTGCGAGTCTGTGTCAGTTGTGGATGCTTTGGTTCATACTCATCAGGACCGACCTTCATACCGTTCCACTCGACGACCATCTCGGACAAACGATATCTGAACCCGGATCTGTCTGAAAACCCCCACGCTTTTTTACCAGAAGCGTATCTAGCCATTAGTTAACTCTTAGATATTGTATGCTTGGCTGTAGTTTCAAAGGCACTCGATCTTCGTCCTCGTCTGCTGCACGTTGGAACTCTTCTTCGTACACAACCTTTAGCAATTGAACTCTATCCGGTGCCTTCTTCATAGCAAGGTAATACGCCAAACCAGCAACCATACACGGCAAAAACCTAAACGGTGCGTCTGTCGTATTGACCAAGGCATCTACATCCTGGATCCTGTTTACATAATAATAGACAAGGCTGTCAGTAGAATCATCAGGTGTAGGCCACAAGTTTATCGTAGGAACAGTTGACCTGCTATAATAATACTGACTCGGTGTTCCTGTCGTGGTTTTGTTTGGTATGCTTAAATACTGACTCCTAGATATCCTAGACACATCTCTGTCAGTGCCGCTACTATCGCGAAGCACAACTTCAAGTATGTCAGTGTAAGCAGATGTAAAAGTATAAGTTGCCGTGCCAGCAGTTAGTGCTTGAGTCGCCTGTGTCACAGTCCAGAGATTCAACCCTCTGTTCGCCCAATCAGCAAACATAAGATTTAAAGACCTTCTGGCAGTCTTTGTGTCATAGCCAGTACGAACCTCGAGTCCACATCTTTC